TGAGATTGATGTCAGTTTGGTTAGATGTACTTCCATTGCTTGTCCTAGTTACGAGATCTAAAATATCAATAGTATCCGCAGGAACTGGGTATACACCTTGGTTTGTAACTAAAGGAATAACGCACTCTTCAATAGTCCATAGATTGATACCACGATTAGCCCACTCAATCGTCATAAGGTTGATAGAGCGTCTTGCGGTCTTTAAGTCATATCCAGACCTTAGCTGCGAACCACAGCGCTCAAAAGCCTCTTCTACAAGTTCTGTGAGGTCTAAGTTGAACGTGGTTTGTCCTGATGTAACAGCCATTATTTTTTCAAGCCCTTAAGGGTTTCAGCCAATCTAGCTCTTTGTCCAATCTTGCCGGATTTTTTTGCAGCAGAAGATAACTTCTTGGCAGGAATTTTTTCCCCTGCTTTAACTCCTAATTCTTTGCGTAATGCTCCGGGTTTTTTAATTGCTCCAGCAATCCAGTTTTTAGTAGCCATTATTTTTTCCTTGCTGCTCTCATGTTATCTATTAAGTTTGGGTACGGACGCCCTGCCGCTTTAGCCATAGCTTTTGCAGAAGACTTTTTAGCTGAAGATAGCTTTTTAGGCTTTCCTAATCCTGCTGGTCTTGGCTTGCTCCATACTTCACCACCTTTAGCAAACTGTGTAAAGTCAGTATCGTCCCTGCGGGCTTTCTTTTTCCCGTTAGGCATTTTTGAAGGGGCTATATCGCCCATACCACGAGACGGTCTCATACCAACCGCCCTCTAGTCTTTCCTTTGACTGCACAGCCATCTGCTCTTTTAGATGCGGATGACACTTTACCGCCTTTTTTCATGCCTTCTTCTTTATCAGCAGCTTTTTTAACTGTTTTGTGCAAATTAAATTCTTCAGTAGGTTTTGTTTTAGCCTTCTCAGGAACATACATTTGATCATATTTTTTTTCAGGAACGTACATTTGATCATATTTTTCTTCAGGAACGTACATTTCGTCCATAGTCGGCATACCGCCAGTTTGTTTTTTAGCCATATTTAAGCCCTCGTCTTTCCACGAATAGCGCAACCGTCAGCACGAGAAGACGCTGAACCGCCTGCTGACATTTTAACGGGCACAGTTTTCATGCCAGATTTTTTGCCAGTTTTGGTATAAGTTTGAAAAGACATTGTAGGGCTTTTGACTTTTCCACCTTTTTTATAGGTATCGCCCATAGCATTGGTATTTTCGCTTGTATCAACTTTTGTAGTTTCGTTGAACTTGCGCAAATCTTCCGCTTCTGCCTTAGCTTCTTTAGCTTTAGCTACCTTTAAATTGTTCATTTCCCAATCTTGGCGCTTTTTCTTTTCAGCTGGGGTTTCGGTAAATGCCATGATTTAGCACATCCCGCCGGACTTCATTTTAATCTGTGTGCCTTTGGTCTTTCCTTTGGTGGCGCAACCATCAGCAGAAGAGCGGAATGTACCGCCTTTAGCTAGCTTTAAAGATGTACCTTTGCCGCCTTTATGTTCTTGAGCATCGTGCTGTTTAAAAGCTTTTTTAATCATAGCCTTATCTTGCGCTTTGTCCATTTTCATATCTTCTTTTGCGTCATCAGCCATGCCGCCTTTTTTCATATAACCCATTTTATTGCGCACGGCTGTAGGTAACTTAGCCATACCCGGATTTTTCTTCATGTCTACTGGTTTCATAGCTCCACCTTCTTTAAATTTTTTGCCTTTATCGGCAGTTAAAAAATGCTCTCCAACGGAGGGTTTAATTCCAACTTTCTTGGCAAAAGCTGGGTTATTGGCTACTGCAGCCATTAAATTGTGTTGTTTTTTAGATACACTTGGCATTATTTATCTGCTAATAAGTTGGTCAATTTTAGTTTCAAGTTTGTTAAACCTTGCATCAATGTGCTCAACAATGCGTTCAACTTCTGCTTTAGTAACATTATCACGGGCTACCTCTTCTCTTGTTTTGTTTAATAAAATATCAATACGTTTTAAGTCGTTAAACTTTTCATGCATCATATATCCAATCAGGGCTACAAATATAGTTAGCCCACCCGTCCAAAGTTCCATCATATCTAGCATTTCCAAGCTCTTAAACTTTTGTTAATACGGCTATCAGGATCTTTTGCTGTTTTTTCGCTGGTTAGCTTCTTTTTCATTCCGGTCATGCGGGCACAGAAAGACTTCTTCCGAGAGCCGCCTTCCGGTTGCGGCGGTTTTAAGTTCATACCCTGTTTCTTCGCTGATGCTCTCCCCTTGGCGTTTAGTCCGCCATTTGGGTTCTTGCCCTCTTTGCGAGTCCATGCAGGAGTCTTTGCCATTACGCAGCATCTTTCTTTAAATCCACAGAGCGAATCATTGGATATAAAAACTCTTCACCAAATGAACCTTCAAATTCATGAACGCCCATATGACCTAGCTTGATTGTAGGATCAATCCATACTTCAAATCCTTGTTCTCTTGCACGGTCGCAGAACAAATAGTCTTCACCAATATACTGACCATCTTTTAATGCAAAGTCAAAGAAGGCAACCATTTCATCGCCTTGCTTCTTCTCATCGTGATATACCCATTCAGGATGAGCATCACGTAGTTTTTCAAACACTTCACGGCGGATCATCATAAAAGCTGTGGCTACACGTTTGGCTCTTACTAAGCCCATCTTGTCCATAAAGATATTTTGTTCGTCATCAGAGTCTAGTGTAGAGAAATACACTTGACCTTTTTTGCGAGCAACAGGAATGCCAGCAACAATACCCTTTTTAGGATCACTATTCCATGCCATTAAACGAAATATATCTTCAGCATCAAAGTTAATATCCGAGTCAATAAACATTAAATCCGTGCAATCTGAATTTAAAAAATCAGCCGCAATTAAATTGCGTACACGAGATACAACAGAACATCCAGAAATATTGCAAATCTGGACATCAACACCATGCTTCATTGCTAGCAAGCAAAAATTAGCTAGCGAAATGGCTAGCTTGGAAGATACTTTGTAATCGTAAGAGGGAAGTCCTAAAAGAACTTTCCGACCAACTAAATTATATGAAGCTTCTACCTGTGCAGGTTGTGTCATTTTTTATCCGTAGTAAATATTTGCTGCGGTTAAGTTGGTTATGTATCCATACACGCCAGTATCTGCTCTTACGCCTTCACCCGGAATTACTGGGGAGTTATTGTATGAGTCTCCAGCAGCTATATCATAAGTCATTAACCATTTTCCAGTTGAATAAACAAGCGTTGGTGAGGCACTAATAGTTCCGCTATTAATGTCAGTTACAGTAAAAGTATTTGCGTTTGTAACCGTAACTGCATAGTTCCCATTAGTAGCTGTACCACCTGTACCTGCAGCAAAGTCAATACCAATAACTTGTCCAGTTGTCAAACCGTGCGCTGTAGAGCTAATAGTAACAGTAGTTCCAGAGCGACCATAAGAGGCCGTTGTTACTGGTGCTGTAAGCGTATCAAATATACTTAATTGACCGGCAGAAGCTGTACCAGTCAATGAAATACCTTTAATACGAGTGCCAAACGGTACAAAAATACCACTACCATTTAAATGCGCTTGTTTTACGTCATATTGCATCATAATTAATCTCCTAAAGATGTAATGGGGGCACTAAGCCCCCTAGATTAATTTTGTGTGCCTGATGGACGCTGACTACCGTCTGAATTACGAACAGAGTAAGTAACGATAATAGTTGCTGCGCCAGTTGATAATGATGTACCGGCCAATGTGTAGCCAATCAAAACATCAGAAGAGCCAACGTTTAGCCAACCGCCCGGAGTAGTTGCATTAGCACCTAGCGCTACAGAACCAACAGAAGTGATTGTGCCTGTAGTTGTAAATGCCGTACCACCAATATCTAATACTGCAGTAGTTGCAGCACTAAATACAGTTGTAGTAACAACTTTAACATCAACGATTTGTGAGCCAGCTGGAATAGCAATTGGGCTGCCAGTCAATGTGCCATAAACAACGGGGAATGATTGAGAAACAACGGTGCAGCCTGTGTTAGCTAAAGTAGTTGCAGTTGTGCCAGTTGTGTAACGATTTGTGCCTAATAGCCAAGGGCCTAGGTGAGTAGCGAATCCCATGAGGATCTCCTATATACAAGTTAAGCCTATTAATCGGTATATCGTCTGCTGGGGCAGTTAAATAGGCTGGTATCACCCAGTTGTCCCAATCATACTCTCTTTAAAAATAAATGCAATTAAAAAGCCCCTTTCGGGGCTTCTATTTTATTACTTTTGAATTTGTTTCAAGCTAGTAATGATTGTTTCAATCCAAAAATCATTTACTTGCTTAACTTGTTTAGCCAAGTCTTGAAACTTCTTGTCAAAATCTTTGTAAAAATCAAACATGGTTTTTCCTTTTCTTTACATTAATATTCCGAAACTTTACAATTCCGGGCTTTTGTAAAGTATACAACACATTATGGTGCAGTGCAACAATTGTAGATAAAAGAAAACCCCGCTTTTGGCAGGGTTCTCAGTGATGCAAAGGTGCTGATTAGGCGCCTTGTGATCCCCACATTCCGAGTGGATCAGACCAGCCGAAGCTGTAACGCTCACGAGACTTGTAACGAACGTTACCAGTATCGAAGTCACCGTCCATAGAATTGGACAATGGTGTACGCACGAAATGCTTCATTCCGTTAGGTACGTCAGTAGTCAAATACCAACCGTTTGTATCGGTTAGGAAGTGGTTTACTGAATAACCTTCAGGGATAGAACCATTGTTCTTCAATGCGTTGATATCGTTATCGGTTGTACCAACACGTAATTCAGTTTCGAGCAAACGAGTTGCAACGAACATGAGGTTTGGTGGAACAATCAATTTACGAGGTTTTGCAGCGATCAACAAACTACGCTCATCAGTCCAACCAGCGATCTGAATAACTGCGGCTTCTAAAGAAGTCTCATTTAAGTCAGTCATAGTTGTCTGTGTATTGCTGTTTGTACCGCCAGAAACCA